AAAAGAACCTCTGGATACATGGAATCGGCTGCACGAGAACTCAGAGGAGTCCTTGTACAAGAACTTAAACAGTTAGAAAAAATAAGAACTTACGACGAATTACGCACACAAGTAAACGACATTGCAATAATGTTAGCAAAGCGTATGCGTGATGCAATAATGGACGACATGGATTTTGCATTTAGAAATGGTTATAGTTCAGCTTATGGTGAGATAAAAGGGATACAAAAGACAGCACCTAAGGCTCCAGATTTAAAGTTGGAAGACTTAGATATTCTTAATTTATTGAAGAATGAAGGTGCTTTGTTTAATGCATATAATCAATTTCAAAGCATTCTTGTTGAAAAGATGAATGCAGCTATAATGGCAGGCATTGCACAAGGTAGCAGCATTCCTACGATTGTTCAAAACATGCGTCAAGTAGGAGTTGGGGAGACTTACAAACTTACAAGGATAGCAAGAACTGAGATTAATCAAATAGCTAATGAAGGTAGGTTAAGAGGTTATAAAAGAGCAGAAGGAAGGATGGGAGTGCAGTTTAAGTATAGTTTAATAATCGGTAAAGACACAAGAACTTGTCCTGCCCATCAAGAATTGGATAGTCGTATTCCATCAAACGGAATGTATTTAAATGAGTTGATTATGTTACAACAAGAGATAGGTTCTAAGTATAGGATGAATTTAAGAGGGCATTCTTTATTACATCCTAATCAAAGAACATCTTTAGTGAGGATAGTATGAAGCAATGTAAGAAATGTTTAGCAGGAGCAATGAGAGTTCACATTCTTAGCAGTGGCCTTTGCCAAGAGTGTCAGTCAGATAGAGAATGGAAGAATGGCGATAGGGAACATCGCAGACAGATGGCAGTTAGGTCACGAGTAGACTATTACAAGAAAGCAGAGAAGTTTATAGATAAGAAGTGGAAAAAGAAATACGGTAACGATAGCATAGAGCAAGTATTAGGTTATAAATGACTGTTAAAGTACAGATAAAAGAACAAAAGCAAGTAAAGAAATTCTTTAAGAGTTTAGGAGTTGATTCTGAGAAGGCAATAGACAATGTTTTACGGAACACTGCGGACGGCATAATGACAAGAGCTATGAAGAATCTTAGGCAAGGTTTCAAGGCACCAGATGGAGAAGATGGTGGTGCTTTTGATGACGGTCATTTAGCGAATGGTTTTGATATTAAGGATGAGCCATTGCGTAAAGTAGTTGGTAATAATATAAAATATGCAGCACATATGGAATTTGGTACAGGTCCAGGTGCAGGTGAAAAGCAGTATATGCCACCTACAGAAGCAGATTCAAAATTGGCATATTGGTCAGTTAAAAAAGGCTATGATGCAGGCGGCGTTGCACAGTTAATTTATAACAGAGGAACTCTTCCCCGTAGATATTTAGGTAGGGCATTCCATGAAAAGAAACAAGGCATTCCTTTAGGGTTTGCAAAAATGCTTGCTTTAGAAATATCAAAATCTATTGGTAAAAAGGTAGCAGTAAAGAAAAGATAACCAAATAATACACACAAGTGTGTGCGTTATCTGCCAACCCGAGTAAATATTTTTCTTTTTATATCCGTTCATGTGTGCGTTATTTGTGGCAGACGAAAGTAACACTGGTTGGAAAGTCTACCGACCAGAGTGGTATAATGACAGAGTAATGGAGACTTATATTTCCGCTCCAGTCGTCGATAAACAGAACGACATGATACCTACAGATACTATCAAAGAGGCCATGGATTTTTACATGCGCTACGGCGTATATTCATACCGTCATGAGGAAATGCCGATTGGCCTTCCCTTGGCTTACAAAGTTAAAGACGGCAAAGTTAAGATTAGAGTAGGGATTCACAATAAAATTAAAATGCACGACAAAGTGTGGAAAGAGATAGGAGACTACGGGCCATCGGGTGCAAGTAGTATCCGAGGTGAAGCCACAGACCAGGAGAAGGTATGTTTATCAGAAGACGACTGCCACAATCGTATTAACGAGCTTTCTCTTTGGTCTATCTCTTGGGTTGGCGACAATCCAGCTAACCCTGAGGCTAAAGTCACGGAAGTTGCAATGGCCAAATCTAAGGGCATACAGGTCACTTTAGATGAAGTAGAAGGTATGGTTGAAAAGATAATAGAGCGTAAAAAAGGCAAATACTGTTTATACGCTAAAAAGAACCGAAGACTTCTAGGCTGCCATGATAGCAAAGCAGGAGCTATACGTCAGGAAAGGGCCATACAAGCCAGAAGATTCGGTAAATCAGATACACTTGATGGCATTCTTACAAAGATAGAGAAATACAAGATACCTCAAGGAGTTAAAAAGGAAGCAATTAGAGGTAGAGAGCTTCGTAAGGAGTTTGGATATGGTGGTGGAGACGTTACAAAGGCAATTAACGCACACTTAATCAATAAACAATATGTAACTTATTCAATGGCAATGAAGATTCACAAGTATTATAGAAGACATGAGACTGTAGACCCACAGGGCAAGAACTTTGATAATAAGAAAAGACCTAGTAAAGGTTTGATTATGTGGAAGATGATGGGTGGAGATGCAGGACATAGCTGGAGTAAGAGTTTAGAAAGTAAAGTAAAAGCTGAAAAAGCAGAGTATCAAGGTCGCAAAGTAGAGTTAAACAAACCACGTAGATTGTCTGGAGATAAGAAGAAGTTTGGAGTTTACGTTAAAAACGAGAAAGGCAATGTAGTGCAGGTTAAATTTGGAGACCCCAATATGGATATAAAGCGAGATGACCCTGCTAAACGTAGACAATTTAGAGCAAGACACAATTGCGACAATCCAGGTCCTAAACATAAGGCACGATATTGGTCTTGTAAGATGTGGAGTACAAAAAACGTATCAGATATAACTAAAGCAGAGTGTCCTTGTACAATAAAAACAGAACGCTTACAGAAGTCCAATGATTATCTTAATGATATAATGCGTATGATAAAGTTTGGTGCATTCATTCAGAAGAAACCAGAAGATGAGAAAAAGCCTAAGAAAAAACCACGCAGCGGGACTCAACCTTCAGGAACATGGATGGCTAATTGTAAATATAATGCAAGAAAATTAAGCGTTAGTGATAAAGGGAATCCATTTACGCAAGGGCGTAAAGTAATAAGAAATGAAGGTGCATGGTGTGCAGAATTGTGGAGAAATCCTGGTAAATATGACCAACAATTTAAAAAACCAGATGGTACTACAGGCAGAACAAGTGGAATGAAATTAAGAGATGCAGTTGGAAGGCCAAGTTGGAAACCAACACAGAAGCCACCTGCATAACCCGAGTATTTTCCTTTACTTATATAGATAGTCCCGAATAATGCACACATATGAGCAAATGTACTTGTGGAGATTCACACGCTGCGCCTGCTGACGAAGAAGTCATAGAGGCAGAGAAAAGTGAGGCTCTCGAAGAACCGATAGCAGAACTTGATAAGCATGAAGAGCTTTACAAGGATATGGAACAAACCTTAGCTAAACTCAAAGAAGTCATGGCATATCTAGAAGAGATGGCAGGCGAAGAGAAAGCAGAAGAGGAAGAAGAAGAAGAAGCCGAACCTGAAGAAGAAGCTGAAGAAGAAGAAAAAGCTGAAGAAGAAGAAGAGGAAGAAGAAGAGGAAGAAGAGGATGAAGAGAAATCAGTTGCAGAGAAAGCAGATGACCTTCACAAATCAATTACAACATTAAAGAAATATGGAATAAACATATACTCTGGTAAGAAGGCAACACCTTCCCCAGCAAAAACTGACAGTCCTAATAAAGTAGAATCAATAGATTTTAACAATGTAGAAAAATCATTTGAAGAACTTGAAGCACTTTATGACGGAGGAATGTAAACATGGGAATGACAATGGAAGAATATGTAAACGCCTATTACGGCGGAGAGCTTGGTATCTCTAAGAGATACGGAATAGTAAAAGACGACTTGATTCATACAGGCGACCCAGCAGCAGCGTTCAATACAACGTATGGTGCTAAAGTCTATAATCAATTAAACACTAAATCAGAAGTATTCAAGCTCTTGAAGAAAGAGCCATGGACACAATCTGGATGGAGAGTATTAACTGGCCGTCACGATGCTACTGCAGGAGTTGCAGAAACTAACTCAGAAGCAGGTGGAGCATTACCAGCTACTGCACAACCAGATATTTTACAAGTAAACGCTACACTAAAACAAGTAGTAAGCACTTGGGAAATCTCAACCAAAGCAGCAATGCTATCTGAAGCAGATGACGGTCTAGGAAACTTGGCTGCATTTATGAGAAAAGAAAACTCAGAAGCGCACATGTATGCTATTGATGATATGTTACTAGCAACAGTTGACACTCCAGCATCTAATAACTTCGAATCTTTAGACAGGCTTGGAACTGACGCAGCAGCAAGACCTTACATTGCAAGCGCAGCAACTGACTTAGATATGTATGACATTACAAGAGATGGTGCAACTGCAAACGCTTGGGCAGAAGGTAACTGTGTTCTAGGAACGCCAGGTGGCGCAGGTCACGATGCTTTGGCATTAGCAGATTTAGATTCTCTAATTCAAGAAGCATTAGAAAACGGTGTTAACTACAGCAATTTAATCTTGTTAACAGGATATGATACTTATCACAATCTAAAACAATTAATGTCTTCTGGAACAGGTAATGCAGCATTTAGATATGACTTAGCACAAGGTGGTGCAGGTAGCATGAATGGAGTAGCAGGAGAAGGCGGAATTGCTTTCGATTCACGTGTCGGTTCATATGATGGAATACCAATTTTCATTTCACAACACGTAGAAAAAGACACTACATCTAGAGTTCACTTGTTAGATATGGAAAACATAGCCTTTAGAGTAGCAGCTCCAACAACTTATGTAGACAGCACAAACGTAGCAGTCACACAAAAGATGTCTCACGAGTTTGCTCTAATTACAGCAGGTGAATTAATTTGTTACAAATTTAAAACACAAGGTAGTATCAGAAACTTGAACGGTTAATGTTGGTAGGAGGACTTAAAATATGGTCAAAGTTACTAACATTACAGACAGGCCTCTTAGCAGGAGGCTTGCTTCTGGCGCTATACTCAACTGGTCGCCTGGAGAAACCAAAGATGTCGAAAGCAAAAGACTACTTGAACAAGTATCTAGACAAGAATGCTTTGTTGTTGGCGAAGAAGTCGGCACAAAAGAAGTTGGTGGGGGGCTTAAGACTGGGGTCAGAAAGCCTAAAACTAACAGCAAACTTACTAGAGCCGAGCCAAAAGAAAAAGTAGATTGTCCGAAAGGCAGTTACAAATGCAAAGGCGTTTGTAAATGTGGAGACCTTAAAAAGCCTAAAGGACTTAAGAAGTCCAAGAGGGCTGATTAATGGCGAATAATTTATCAGCAAAAAGAATAAGTGCAGGAGTAAGAACATTACTTGTAGAAAATGCAGATGCAGACAATATTACCACTGCTCAAAGTGTTATTATTGACCCTATAAATGCAGAAGGTTACGATAGAGCAACCATTCAGATTAGAAACGAAGGTGAAGGTGCAACCATAACTGGTCAAGTTTGGGGTACTTTGTTTGACGGTGCAGATGCATTGCCAGCAGCTAACTCTAAATGGGTTCAGATTGGTGATGACATTGACGTTACAAACAACACTGGAGCTATGAAGTCTATATCTACTACAGGTCTAAGATACATTGCAGTTACAATCGCAAGAGCATCAAGCAACAGTGATTTTAATGCAGGTAATTGTAAAGTATTCTTACAGGGGACCATTTAGTGAATGGCTTCTCCTATATACTCTGAAATTGTCTTCGTAAGTGAGGTGGCCTAATGGCTACAGTAGTTTGGTAT